TGAATCTGTAGAGAGAAAAAGGTTCGACAAAAGGGTTGCAGATGCTTCTATTTAGTGGTAATAAGAGCCGCATGGGCGATGCCGGTGGCCAAGAGCCGGTGGTTTTTACGGTGGGGTATCAGGGCCGGGACGTGCCGGGCCTGGTGCGGCTGCTCGCCGAGAACGGCGTGGCCTTGCTGGTGGACGTGCGGGAGAAGCCGTACAGCCGCAAGGTCGAGTTCAATCGGCGTGCGCTGTCGGGTGCTCTGGCGGCGGCGGGGATGGAATACGCCTGGATGGGGGATCGGCTGGGTGGATTCACTTGCAGCCGGGAGGATTGGTTGGCCGGCTGTGCCGTGGATGGTACGAAGGACGCAGAGATGAGCCGTAGCACACTGACGCCGGAAAAAGCAACCATGCTGGAGTCGTGGTGGGAATTATCGGGCCAGGAGAACCTGACGGACGAGGATATTTGCGGGCGAGCGGGGATCAAGTTCGGGCAACTGAGGGGCTGGTTGCAGAGGAATACGAAGGTCGAGAGGGAGAACGGCAAGAAAGAGGGGCTACGTGATATTCGCACGCGCGCGAAGGCCAAAGGTAAGTCCACGTATGTCCAGCGGTTAGTGACGATCATCGTGGAGTCTCACACTGCCGCCCGCGATGCGCTGGGTCGGAACGACTACAGTTCGGCGGCTCGCCTGATGGACACCTCGGCCAAGTGGTCCGCATGGCTGATGGAGCGGCTGTATCCGAAGAGCTTCTCTTTGGCGAGGATGGACCTGGAAGAGGCGATGGCCGGAGGGTTGCTGGTGGTTCCCGGACAGGCGAGTCCCGAAGAATGGTTAGAGCAGTCCAAGAAGTTCCACGAACAGGCGACCCAGGATTGAGGGGCTGGACGCCGCTGCCCGGCAGCCAGTTCGTGTTCCTGCGGTGTCCCTACTTTGAAGCCCTCTTGGAAGGTACCAGAGGTGGCGGTAAGACGGACGCCCTGCTGATGGACTTTCTGCAATTCGTGGGCCGGGGCTATGGGCCGGCGTGGCGGGGGATACTGTTTCGCGAGACGTATCCGAATCTCGAGGACGTGCTGGCCAAAACGGAGAAGTGGTTTCGGATCATCTACCCCGATGCGGTGTTCAACGCGGGCAAATACTTCTGGCGGTTTCGCGGGGGCGAGAGGCTGTACCTTCGCCATGCGGCCAAGCCGCGGGACTACTGGAAGTACCACGGGCATGAGTATCCGTGGATCGGGTGGGAGGAATTGACGAATTGGGCGGACGACGAGTTGTATCTGTCCATGATGTCCATCTGCCGGTCGAGCGACCCGAGGGTGCCGCGCCGGTATCGTGCGACGTGCAATCCCTACGGCATTGGGCACGGGTGGGTCAAGGCCCGGCTCATTGATCCGATGCCGCGCGGGGTGCCTTACCGGGATGGATCATCGGGGCGATGCCGGGTGGCGATTCACAGCGAGTTGTCGGAGAACCCGTACATCGTGAAGAACGATCCCGAGTACGTGCAAAGCCTCATGCAGTTGGATGGCCCGAAGCGAGAGGCGTGGCTGCACGGGAATTGGGACATCGTGGCCGGGGGGATGTTCGATGATGTGTGGGACCCGTCGGTGCATGTGGTCAAGCCGTTTGCGGTGCCGGGATCGTGGTATGTGGACCGCTCGTTTGATTGGGGCAGCAGCCGGCCGTACTCGGTCGGATGGTGGGCCGAAAGCGATGGGGCGGAGATCAGGTTGCCGGGCGGACGGACGATGGCGACGCGGCCGGGCGACCTGTTCCGCATCGCGGAGTTGTACGGCTGGACCGGCAAGCCGAACCAGGGTACGCGAGAGTTGGCGGTGGAGGTGGCCAGGAAGATCCAGGCGATCGAGATGCACTTGGAATTGGCCGTCAATCCGGGTCCGGCCGATCCCTCGATCTACACCGAGCAGGATGGGGAGTGCATCGCGACGAACATGGAGCGGGTGGGGGTGGGCTGGGTTCATCGCAGTTTTGGGAGCAAGAGCCGGGAGAACGGCTGGGAGATCATGCGGACCATGCTCAAGAACGCCAGGGGGACGGAGGGGCCGAGGCTGTTCGTGTTCGAGACGTGCCGGCAGTTCATCCGCACGGTTCCGGTGCTGCCGCGAGATGAGGTGAAGATGGACGACGTGGATACGACCGCCGAGGACCATATTGCGGATGAGGCCCGGTATCGGATACTGAGTCACAAGGTCGTCTCTTCGATCACGCAGTTCTGAGTCCTTCTTCTTCTTTTGTGGGCGGTTTGCGGTTCCGGTAAGGCCCCGAGATTGTGATACAGGGCCAATTCCAGCGTTTTGAAGACCTTCAAGCCATAGGCTTTTCTGGCAACGGCTCCACCTAAAGAACCGGAAATCCTGGTCTATGCCTTCGGGAGGGGTTCATACATCATATGGGAGCCAAGAGGCTGAACCGAGAGGGTGTTCCCAGATTTGGGCCGAGTAGAGGCTCATAATCCCCTGGCCGCTGGTTCGAATCCAGCCGGTGTTACTTCAACGAGCAACGCCTCCACGGCGCGCTGGGCTACGTCCCGCCAGCCGAGTTCAAGCAGCGTTGGCTGGTTGAGCACCCGAAGGCCACGGGGGCGCTGCCCCCGGACCCCCGGGATTCATCGCTTTGCCCATCAGAGCAGAAAGAGCAAAAGGAAAGCCGGCCCAGCTCGACAGGCGGTCCGGCTTCTGCTCCGATGGCCGACCGATGCTCGGGCTGCGTCTCCGCAGAGCCCTATCCTCCGGCCGACACCGACAGCATAATCGAAACCCAAGAGAGTACAAGGCATTGCGAAAAGAAAACAGTTGATGTCGGAAATCCTACCCGTTAGACTGGCACTAATCAAGGGGGACAGTCAGGCCACGCCTCGATGAGCTTGGCTAAGCCGGGCCCGCCAAGACTGTTCCCCACGTTTGCGTCGCCCGTTGCTGAAATCGGAGTCCTTGAGAGCGTCAGTGCAGTATGGTCGAGTCCCGTTGATTCGTGATTATTGCTCCTTGCCGTCGCCTTCTTCGACATTGCGGAGGAACAGAAGATGTTCTTGACCGAAGGGCGCATCTCGGATGGAGATTATGGAGAGGAAAGTCTTACAGCTCGCTTCTTGTTGGGTCTCATCTTGAACGAGTACTCGGCTGTGAATGCTTCACAATGCCAGGCATTCCGTGAGTTTGCACGACGGTGCCTCGCCTTGGGGGACCTTGCACCTAACGCTGCGACTAGGGCGACTGCGACGGTGGAGTTCCAGACTGACCGTTCAAGTGGAAGAGCCGCCGGGGCGGCCGTTACGTTTGATGCTCTGCTTACCCTGGAGATGGACTGGGTCTGGGGTATAGAGGTGAAGTATTTTGATTCTCTCAAAGTCGAACAGATTGAGAAGGAAATCAATAGCATACGAAAGCTTGGGGAGCACCACGGATACAACAATGCCGGGGTGCTGTTCATAGCCCCTGAGCAGCAGCTTGGCACTCTCGTCACAACCGACAGAGCGGTACGTGTTGTACTCCAGAAAGCGATAGAAGCCCGTATTCCGCGCATTGCCGTTGCATCGTGGGAGATGGTCTTTGAGATACTCATCCAGACTGGCCCGTGCGAACTCAAGCAAGACTTGATTCGCTACTGTGAACTGCGGAACAGAAACACACGATATGACACCAAGTTGTCTACACAGGCGAAGGTCGCTGATTGTGAGACGTGGCGAAAGTACATCACGGGGGCAGTCAGACTTCCAGCAGACATACCGACGTTGCCGCCCGGTTCGCGCGACAGCTTCGGCAGTTTCGGGAAATCGAGCACAACGCCAGAGGGCGTATTTGCAGATCGTTGTTCATCTATTGCCGACGAAGCCATACGACGAGCGGAGCGATTAGGCTTCGAGCCAAGAGCGCAAAAAACCGGATACGTCAATCTGTCCCGCAACGGGAGAGCCCATGCACAGTTGCACCCAGCTGATGGTGGAGTTGACCTCGTGATACGGGAGGCGGACGAGGATGAGACGCGACCACCCGTTAAGATACTCACGCCAGTGAGAATCGAGCAACTGCATGGTTATCGTGGGACAAACAGGGGATGGTTGGAGGGCGACGGCATAAGAAGTACACGCTCCCGTGCAGCGGCCTTCCGCATTCCATGCGACCTCCAGGACAATGCTGGACATGCAGGATGGAGAGAGGTGGATCTCCTGCTGGAGTACGCGAGGAAGAAGTGACGACGGCGTATCCGTCGCTGTCGATTCTGTGGACGGTCTGAACTGCCAAGAACGTCAATATGGAATACGACGGCACGGTCGGGGAGGCATCAATGAATCTGGGCGAACGATACCAGATGCTGAAGGGCAAGGTTACCCGGCGTAAGGCTGAATTCGACACCTTTGTGAGGATGCTCGAAACCCAGACATGCTGGCTGACTAGCCCAGCGAGCACCCGGTTCCACCTGAATGAAGAGGGCGGCCTGCTCAAACACAGTGTCGGCGTTGCCGACATGTTATTGAAATTCCGGGACTGTCTGGCCTCGTCAATATCGGATGAGAGCTGTGTGATCGTAGGGCTTTTCCATGACGTCGGCAAGATTGGCATGCCGGGCAAGCCACTCTATCTGCCTAACGACAATGCATGGGAAGTGAGAAACCGTAACATCACATACAAAACCAATCCAGAATTAGCCCAAATGGGTCTCGCCGCACGGAGCCTGTATCTGGTGGCACAGTACATTCCTCTGTCCGATGCCGAGGCTCAGGCGATACTGTATCACGACGGCCAATACATAGAGGACAATCGGTGCGTCGCCCACAAGGAAGAACCGCTGACTCT